TCTGTTTCTTACCGATAGCTTGGTGCTACCTGGGTCAGAGACTGACTATTCGCTTTGTGATGGGCTGGGAACCCGTCACATCGGAACATCCTCCCTTCGATGTCAATAAGATTAAATACCTTGTTGAAGACGATAAGGATGCATCCTGTGCTGCTGGTACATGCACGGAGAAGCTGGTTTTCCAGCGATTCTCCGAAGTCCTATTGGATTCTTGGTCCAATACCTTTCAGGGCTCTTACCCTGCTTCCCTCCATGTACTTGAGGGACACTTCTATGATGTCGTTCGGCAGGTGATTCCATTCAAATTTTTGAACAAATTACCCGATGATTGTGACGATAAGAGAGCTCTTCCTAAACATCTATGGCTGCAAGGCATTCAGACTTTAGCTGAGAAATCAGTTAAAAAATCTGAGCGCTTCCGCAGAGTCATTTGCGCTATGTTGTCTTATCTCTTTCGTGTTTTCCCCGTTTGGGAAAACACTGATTTGAGGTCAGATTCATGGCGTAAGTGTCTAGATGCACTCCAGAAAAGATATACCCTCCTCGATTCGGGGGGGGTTGCTACAAAGTGGATCAAGTACCACTTTGCTGCGCTTTTCAGCCTTTCCTCTTCGCAGGAACTTCCGCACCCTTGTTGGGAGGGAGAGGTTCCTGGCATGTTCCTTTCGGGCATCGGTTACGTTTTTCTCAGACACATTTCTGGTCAGAGGAATCCGCACCTGATGTTCGATTGGTTACAGGCGAAGAAAGGCATGCCAACGGTCCACCCTGTGGAGTTGTTGGCTGGAGTTGAGTCCACTAGGAAGACGCTGTCACATGATCGACGACGTCGCTTTGAGACGCTTGAAAATACTCTTGGAACAAATCTTTGGGTTCATCCGGAATGGTTTCCTCTCGGAAGGACTCTTCATGAGTCTGTTCGTCCTTGGGAGCTAAATACTCAGTCTGGCAAACTGATTATTTTAGCCTCCGAGGTCGCACGGACTTGTGAAGAGCTCTTCCGGGGGGTTACTTTTGTTCGGACACCCATGTTTCCTACTCTGTCATCACATACCCGATCCACTCGTAAACAGGGTGGTGCCCTTGCGTTCGTGGGTGATTATTGGAGAGACTATGTTAAAGACTACAAACGTGGTTCTTGGGATCCTTCTTGTAGGGCGAGTTATCGCCCTATAAGGGATCCTGAGACTGGTTTGTTTGCCTTCTTCGTAGATTCTGACAATATTCTCCTAGAACAAAAAGGGGATACCCCGTTTATGTATGAGTTCGAGTTTGATGACTGGATCGCACCAAGTAGGAATTTGTTTCAAGATGCATTTTTAAGTTTCGACAGTTTGCTAAGGTCGCTAGTTTTGGCGACCGAGAATTCAACCTTTATCAACAGCTGCGAGAATGAGGAGGATCTCGTTAACATTGTTAACGAGACTCTTTGTTCATTCGTGGCACTTCCAGAACCTTTGAAAGTTCGCGTGATTACACGTGGACCCGTAATGAGATACTGGCTGGGACGTTGCATCCAGAAGATCACACATGATCGTCTGCGGATGCACCCAGTCTTTAAGCTGATCGGTGGGCCTGTTTCTGAAGAGGATCTTGATAAGAGATTCCTACCCCTAGGTAATGGGGAAGGATTTCTTTCAGGAGACTATTCGGAGGCAACAAACCTTATCGATCCACTCTTATCTCGGGTCGCGTGTGAAATTATTTCTCGGGTCATAGGGATCCCTCCTGATTTGGAGGGTCTTTATGTCTCGGGATTAGTTAACGCGTCCTTTGAAAATCCGGAAGATGGCCCTGTTCTAGACCAAAAATGGGGACAGTTGATGGGCTCACCATATTCTTTTCCAATTCTATGTATTATCAATGCTGCAGCTAATAGACTCTTCCTTGAGTTAGATAGCGGTAGGAGCCTCCGATTGGAGGAATGTCCTATGCTAATCAACGGGGATGATGTTCTATTACGTTGCAAGTTTGATAATTATGGTCTTTGGAAAGATATTCTGAGCTCTGCGGGGCTTGAGTTCTCTGTTGGTAAAAACTACCTTAGCAAGGAGTTCGCTATAATCAATTCCACATACTTCCAGTACGACGAGTGCGCTTGGGGCCCCAAGTTCAAAGAGCGCAATTTCTGTAACTTAGGTCTGATGTTTCCTCAGGCTGACATTTTCCGTGTTAAAGCGGATGTGTTGGCTGGTGAGGTTTCATTGGATCCTAAGTTATGGGACTTATCGGCTATCTCTCACACATTGTGTAAGGGACATGACCGAGATACGTCGGACTGGATGATGTCGCAGTTTTTTGGAGATGAATACGTTAAAAAGATGCTTCAGGGGGTTGCCCCCGGTGTCTCGTATTTTGTCTCCAAGACTCTGGGTGGAGTCGGATTGAAGCGAACAAGGCAAGATGTCCTCACGCCGGCTCAATTGGGTTATTATACCCGGTTGGCTGGTTCACGTGGGGAACTTGCTCCCACCATCCCTGATATCTCTTGTGGGGGTGGTTCTGTCGGAGGTCTCTTTAATGTTATTGAGAGAGAGGAATTGTGCGCGGATTGGTTCGTGATCGGAGATCTTGGATTCTGTGATCTAGACGTTGATCAGGCCAGGTATTGGGAAGCCCTAACGAGGTACCCTGAGTGTCATAAGTTTGACAGTCTAGGTGCCTTCGCTTTTGGGGATCCTGATACTTGGTCTGGTTCGGCGTCTGTTCGCAGGCCAAAAATCGAAGATTGGGATCTGTTCCGTCCGCACAAAAGTCCATGGCCAGAAGTTACGCTTTGTAATTTTCCCTGGTATCGGAAAGCCTTAAATCGCTTTACTCGATCGGGAATGGCCCTTGTTGTGTCTCAATAACATAGAAGTGTAGGAGCAGCATAGGCTGCAGGACATTTGCTTTATACGTAATGAAGTAAGTTTCTTGTCGCCACTTAGTAGTTGGATATATTACAAGATATCGAACCACGAAAGGAACTCGGGGTGTGGAAGATCATTCACCACTTTGTATCACG